AAAGTACTCGCTCGCCTCTCTGGAGAATTGCCGGGAATTCGTCAGGAGCAAATCCGGAATGAAGCCGCGGAGCACCTGCAAAAGCAAGGGCCGGTACTGTGCGAGCAAAAGACGGCGCATCATATCCGACAAGCCCGCCCCGGTGGAAACCGAAGACGTCCCCAATCGAACTTCCGATATCGCCGATAAAATCCCCGATCCCCCCGAACACATCTCCGACAGGCCCTCCCCACTGGGACGGACTTAGAGCATCAATTAATGCATCTACAAAAGCTTTCGCTATAGCGGGCAGCTCGGAAATGAAAGCAGCCGCTATTTCGGGAATCGCAGCTATTAAAGCTTGGATCACTTGGGGAATTGCATTTATAAGTTCTTTGATAAAGGTCGGCATTTCCTTTATGAACGCGATTATTCCGTCCTTTATTCCATTGATAATGTCCGGAAGGTTGCGCAGCATATTGTGGATCGAACTTATGAGGCCCTGCATAGCAGCCCGGAAGTTTTTCCCCCAGTCACCGATCGCATTAAATACTCCAGAGACGGCATCCATAATTCGCATGGGTAGATTGATAAAATCCTTGACCAGGTTCGCGATCTGAATAATGAGTTCCCCCCAGGCCATTGCCACATTGGCCGAACTGCCCACAACCTCTTTAAAAAATTCATTCCCAGCGGTATCGGTTTCTTTTTTGAATACCTTGCCCGACGTGCGTACATCTTCTACCCATTGCTTCAGTTCAGCATATAATTGTCCATATTGCTGATACTGGCCGGCATTCTTTTTTTGATCCTCTAAATATTTAGCTGCTTCCTTTTCTCGCTCTCCAAACAATTCCATCTCTTTTATGTAAGCATCCTTCTCTACCTTAGCCATGTCTTCGACGAATTTTTTGGCAGCTGCCGCAGCTTTGGCCTGGCGCTCTGACTCTGCGTCGGCTAATCGCTTCGCTTCTGCTACCTCAAGCCTTTTAGATTCCAGCACTTGCCTGGCAGCTTCCGCTCTCGCACGGCCGGCTTCAGTCAGTGACTCTTCCAGGTCGATCTGTTTTTGCGCAAGATTGACAAGCGCTTCTTCTGTTTTTTTATAACGCTCCTGAAATTCGAGATTCCACTGAGCGAATTTTTCAAAGTCTGCCTTGTATCCCGGGATATTAAGCGCAGCAAAAGGACCGCTTAAAAGCATTCCTGCCGATGTCAGCGTTCCGCCGAGCTTGTCTATGAACATGGCAAGCCGCATAATGTCTGCTTCGATACTAATTAAGCTTATCCTGAATCGCGTTCCCCATTCTTCAATGGCCCGCTTGCTTTCGCCGCTGAGCTCGCCGCTGAGTCCTGTCACAGCCCCTGTTATTGTCTCAATGATTTCCGCCAGCGCAGGCGTAAACGCAGCGCCCGCCATGACTTTTATGTTCTCGAAATGTCTTGCCAAGGAAAGCAACTGCTTCCCGGCGGTTTCCATTGCTTCCTTGTAAGCGCCGGATATTGCAGTTCCTGCTTCCAAAACAGAATTCAGACGAATGGTAGCCTTTTCAGTTTCAGAAAACGAATCAACTGTTCTTCCGGCCTGTTTTGCCACTTTGGCATAAGAGTTTTCAAAATTAGTATTGATCCCTATTGTGCGCAGCACTTCTACTTGGGCGGACTGAATGCCGTACACAAGCCGCTGGAATGCTTCCGACGAATTAAGGTTTCCTATTACCGCCGCATCCTGGGCAAGGCGGGCAAGTTCAGTGGCCTTGCTTAAATCGAGGTGGGCCTGCACCATCTGGGTTAAAGACTGGCGAGCTCCGGTCATTGAAATGCCGGTTTTTTCCAGACCCTTTGCAAATTCCTCCATCTGCGTGCCGGTGTAACCAGCATTGTTTCCGACCACCTTCATCACGACACCCAACGTCTCGTATCTGGCGGCAAGACTTACGGCCTCTTTGGCGTAGCTTACAATTTGACTCACACCGAAAGCGACGCCGGCTGCAGCTGCAAGCTCAAGCATTACTTTCCTTGCGCCGCTTAGCGCTTGCGCCATGTCAACGCCGGCGGCCTCTGCGGCCTTAAAAGACTGCTGGGCATTCTGGCCGAATTGCTTTACCGTCAGAGTCCCTTTGTCATCAACGATCAGCTCGAGCTTTAGCTGTTTTGCCATTTACCGGTTCCTTCTCTGCTCGCGCCTGCCATGCTCTTCGACGCGAATCTCCTGGATCGCCCTGATTACGACCAGGCACTTTTCAAAATAAACGGACCGGACTTCCTCCGGATACATGCAATTGTCGAACGTACTGTCGAAGGCATAATAGTCCCAGCCGCCCATACCGTTATTGAGGCCGGGCAGAACCTTTTCGAGGAAAATGAGAAATTCCCTGTTTTCATCGTTTAGCTTCGGGACCTTTCCTTCCGGGCAACGCTTGACATATTGAATGCCGCGACATTGAGCATTGGATATTTTATCTTTCTGAGCCCTGCGGCATAACTCGCAATCGAATTTCTGCTCGCGGTATGCCCACAGTGCCCAGTCGCTCAGTTTTTTTCCGATGCTTCCCTTGCTGATTCTATTTCGCGGCTTTTCTGCAAAACGAAATCAGCGATCCCTTCCCAGTTGGCATTGAAGACCGCCTTCTTCACATCATCCGTCAGCTTGATCGGTGCGTCGGCCGGATCTGTGACATCCCATCCGGTCAAGCAATAGCTGAATCGATCGAACTGATCCTCGCCTGTCAGAAGGATCTGCCCGTCGACCTTGAACTTTGCATCCTGCTTTATCCGCGGGAAGGGCCTGATCTGCAGAGTGGCGATTTCTTCTATTTCTCGGACTGCATCGCCTTCAGACACTTTTTTGATTCTCTTGAATTCGAACGGCCTTGGTTCCATTGATATTGATTTCAGATTGAGCTGCATAATGCCTCCTTTAGGCGTTTGCAACGAAAGATGGCATGCCATGAATTGAAAAATTAACCGATTCCTTTACTACATCTCCCTTCGGGGCGTTCGCATTCCACGAGGAAAAAACCACCCAGAACCTGAATCGGTCCCCCGTCTGATCCTGGTCCGGATCGTATGTCGACATTTCGATCATGAAATATTTCTGGTCGGTTATGTTCTCTTCGATATCCTTGAACGGCGATCCGGTTGCGATAAAATATGCGTTTGCGGCCCCATTCCCGGTCGCCTGGCCCGGCACATGCGATTTCCACTGATCTCCCTGCGCGGATATTTCCGCCAGGTCCAGTGAGATGTTGAATGAGCAGTCGATCAAATATCCGACCTGCTGCAGTGCCGCGAACGGGATAAACCCATTATTGCCCGTGGCGGTCACGTTTCCGACGTTTCCGGAAAAATAGGCCATGCCGGCGGCATAGTTTATCTTCTCGACGATCTTGCCTCCGTCATCCGTAAATACGGGCGGAGCGTTGGGATTGAGAATCCGCATTGTGCTGTCTGTGATCTGGGCGGTAGCAGCCGCTTCGGTCGTGGCCTCATCCTTCAAATTTCCGATAAGCCATTTGTCTCCGGACGTATGCCCAGTCGTCGCAGCGAAAGTGATGGTCTGGGAATCGGAAAGAGCCTGGGCCGCGCCCGTAATGTCCACGTGCTCCGTCCAGCCCCCCCCGTTCTTCCGCCACTTGAATTGATCTACGCCTCCGCCGCCCGTCCCGACTCCGTCGATGACAACCTCAAAAGAGGCGGAAGCAGCTCCGTCGTATCCGGCGCCCCACGTCAAATCATTCAGCCCTGCGCCATTAAAGCCGTTGGGCCTCATGAGATAGACTGCGGCCAACTTGCCATGCATGGGCGTGGTAGGACTTGCCATTTTCGAGCCCTCCCTTAATTACGTCTAAGCGGCAGCCGAAACCGACAGGGCCCCGTCGCCGACAAAATTGAAGGTGAATTTTACGGAATCGCCCTTGGCAGCATTGACGCTGAACCCCGTGATATAGATATTTCCGGTAAAGGCGTTCGTCGCGGCGTCGAGCAGAAACTTTACGTCCGTGAGCTTCACGCCCGGCGTAGCGGCAATGAGATTATCAACAAACGCCTTTTGCTCCGTATTGCCCAAGACCAGTAATCCGGAGAAACTGCCGTTCCAGCTCGCCTGCCCGGGGACCCCCTCTTTCCAATGCTGGCCCTGGCGCGAGATGTCGGCCATGTCTAACGAACAGCTGATTTGCCATCCCTCGCTGAAATCCATCGCGACGTCATTTTTCTCTACTCGCGCCGTCTTGCCATGAAATGGAGTGGTGTTGAACGCCATCGTCCTTTCCTCCCTCTAATATGAGATTAATTCCTGCGCATATAGACTCAGCTCCGCATAATGGCAGAGCACGCTTCCAAACACTCTGTTTTCGATCAGATCCACCTGGATGCCGGCAGCACCGTCAGGGGCGTCTTCGGCCGGAGTGCAGGACCACACCGTCCCATTCAAAGTGTCTTCCGATCGGAACTTTGTACAAATCGCCTCGACCAGGTCCTGAAATACCAACTCGGTTGCATCCTCATCTTTCAGGCCGTAAATACCGATGATCTTGAAATGATGCGTTCGGCTGTTTCTTCCGCCCTGGGCGGAAACCCTTTCCGGCGTTTTTTGTCTGCTTATCATCCAACCGTTTATGCGGCGGTCCGCATCCTGAAATAGGCTGAGAAATTTATTCCAGTCCGTGCTCCAGCGATAATAATCGTGTACGACCCCGATGCCGGCCACGCCGGAAAGAATCGTTCGGATCTGCTCCCTGATATCCGCCATGCTCATGCGCCGATCCTCCTGGCGATATCGTCCGGGATCTCCTCGAGGATCCTCATCACCGCGGCCTCTGATTCGTCAAATCCCTTCTCGACCATGTGCGCGCCTTTTGTCCCGCGCCTGGAGATCGCCCTGGCGATCATGAAAGCGACCGATCGCGCATGGCTGCCGCTCAATCCGAGCTTTCTCTCGACCCAGTGCTGAATCGGCCCGACCGGCGGGAAGTGTTTTCTCGTGCCGTATTCGACCGGCTCGCCGTGAATAGCCGGCGTCCCGAATATCCCCTTCACCTGCTCGCCAACGAAATCGACCTTTGAAAAAAACGTGTCCCGCAGATGAATGGGCCCGGCTCCTTCTGGGGTTTTCAGCTTTACCGCCCGCTCCAGAAGCAAAAGAGCTTCCGTCAGCTTCGCCGATCGGGATTCCCTGGAGGCCTCCGGGTACTTTTTGACCAGCTCTTCGAGGCCCTTTATTTCGGTTTTCAGTTTCGGCTCGAGCACGCTCTTTTTTCTCCAGTTACCTGCAAAAATCAGCGGTATTTTTTCGGATGAGTTATTTTCTCACCCGCCCAGCTTCCTTTCAGGTCTCCGTCCAGCGTCACGCTTGCCGCCGGCGTTTTGCCCTCGGCGATCCCCAGGTGATCGAAGTATTTCTTCCGCCAGGTCTTCGCCCGGGACGCATATTCCGATCCTTTGCTTTTGTGGTCGACCGAATCAGCCTGGATATTGCTGTCCTGGGTCTGCGCGTAAAAGGTCGCCAGCATGTCGCAGAAATGCGCCGCGGCCAGCATCTGGACCGCGAATTCGTCCGCGGCTTTTACCGTGCAGGCGGAATCCGTGCAGCTGTGCGGCGCCGTATAAGTGACCCGGAAGGATTCCGTCGCGGCAGGCTTGTCCTCCAGGAAGCGGATAAAGTCCCCGGCGGGCTTTTTGTAGAGCGTCCACTGGTCATCCTGGAGAACGTCGGCCTCCTCGTCCGTATCGTCGACCGGGTATTCGATCGACTTGATCACGGAAAAGCCGTCGACCCAGGCGGCCAGAGCCGTTACCGCGTAATCGAAAGCGGCCGCTCCGGACTCGTCCTCGATGACAATCCGCGGCCGGTGTTTTGAGTGCTCGTAGACTGCGATATTGATCGCCGCGATCTTTTCGGCTTCCCCCAGGGGGAGAGTCCCGGAGACCAGCAAGCCGAGTGCCGTCAAATAGTCCTGTCTGGTGCTCATAGGTTCCTCAGTTTTTGAAAACGCTCTTGACCGAGAATGTGAAGCTCGTCCCGCCCACAACGTACTTGATCCGGAGATATTTCCCGAAATTCGTGATCGCCTGGCGTGTCTGGCCGGTCGCCGTAATCTGGCCGACGGCCGTGTGCGTGTACCAGGTCGAATCGTCCGGAGAAACCTGGACCGTCACGTCCAGCGTCGATGCATCCGCCTCGGCCGTCACATCGATGAAGATCTGCCCCTCGCTATATGCGGAAACCTCATAGGACGAGGAGTAAGCGGTCGCCGCGGTATAGGTCCCGGAAGAGAGCAGGGTGATTACCCGGGTCTTCCGGTCCTCGGCGCCGGCGGATCCGGAAAAACCTGCCAAAACGAGAGCCGAGACCAGCACAAAAATAACCGCCTGACGCGCCTGGCTTAACGCTGAGGCGGCTTGGATGCCCCGGATAGGGGTAAGTACCCTGCCAATCAACCTGGGCCATTTTAAACGGCTCATATGGTCCTCCTTGTGCTTTTCTCGACCTCCGACTCCCAGGGGCCGATCGTGGCCGCTCCGATCACGGCCAGCGGAATGATGTTAAAGACATTCCATCCGAAACAGGCTACAGCGATGGCCGCGATGCCGGCGGCTACATCCGGACTGCACCTACCCCGAACGGCCGTGTAGGCCACAAAAAGAAGAAAAGCGGTAATCAATAAAACCATCGGTGCGCCCAGCTCGAAAGCGGTATGCGCAATCTGGCTGTGGGCGTCATAGAAGACATTATTCATCACCACTTTCCCGTTTATGTTCTGGACGTCCCCGATCCGCCTATCCCCGGAGGCCAGAAGCGGGAATATATCCTGCCAGGATCCCAGCCCCCGCCCGAAAGCCTCCGACCGCATCGACCAGGCGGCATGCTTCCAGACAATCCAGCGCTGGTCATAAACTATGCCGTCGATCGAATCCGCCGTTTTCAGCCAGATCCCGCCGGCGGCAATTATCGCGATCATGACCCCGGCGATCGCGCGGCGGTTGTTCCTGAATCTCATAACTCCATAAACAAGGATCGAAGCAGCCGCGGCAATAAAGCCGGTACTGGCCTGAGTCACCCAGATCGCCCATATTATGCCGGGGATCAGCCATGACCACTTGAAGCGGTAAACGCCCCAGAGACAGATCGCCAGGAAAATGCCGCCGGAATCGGGATTGAAGGGCCCGGCATGTCGTGCCGAAAAATGACAGGGTAAAACTCCGCATGCCTGCGCCGACATCCACAGAACCAAAACCAGGGCGGCAGCGGCGAGAGCATTACGCACGGTTTCGACCTCAATGCGCTTGTATCCCTCGACCGCCCCGAGGAAGATCGCGATCATAAAAAGTGAAATGTAAGAATTCATGACGGGCGGCAGATACCTGGTTGTCACCCAAAGCGCGATCAGGAAAAAAGCGGCTCTCCAGGCGCTCGAAAGCAGGGCGGCAAAGGACAGCCCCGCCAGCCAAATCGCTGCAATCTGCCAGGACAGCCTGAAAGGCATGCCGTCCTCCGGGATGATGCAGAACATCATCCCGGGGACGGCACAGATCAGTATGTTCTTAATCGCTCTCGGCATAAATCAGTAACCGGCGCCGTCGGACGGACCGGGTTTCACGTCAATGAAATAAGTCGTCGAAGTGGCCGCGCCTGCCGCGCCGGGCAAAACCCAGCCGAGGACCTGGGCGTTCGTCGGCGCTGTCACAGTGAAGTCTCCTGCGGTCTCGCTCAGGAAGAGTCTTGCGCCGGGGCTTCGTGCCGTCATACCGGTAATAACGCCCTGGACGACGACTTCAACTGTCGCGGCCGCCGCCCCTCCCTTGCCGATAACGCCGATGGCGGGCCGAAGGCTTGAATCATTGGCATCGGCGAGATAGGCGTATCCGTCCGAAGCGCTGATGCATACGACATCGCCCACGGCAAGCGTCTCGCCCGCGGTTGCAGCGAAGCGAACATATTTCGCCTTCCAGGAAATGGCATCTGCCGGCGCCGACAAGGCCAGCACCATAAAAACCGTCAGCATCAGCATGACGATCATGTTTTTAAATCCGAACCTGTTCATGAAATCCTCCTGTCTTTCTGGAAGGGCAGGGCGGCCGTCTCTACCGATTTGCAGCCGCCCGGCCCGGATTGTTTCAGTTGACTCGATCCGCGTCAGGCCGGACTAAACTACCGCCTTATACCCGGCCCTGTAATCGACCGAATGCCCGGCATACCGATGGCGGAACTTGTAGCGAATCTTATCCGCGACGAAGACCGTCTCCGACTGCGGGGAATCGGCCAGGAAGAATTCCGGTTCCCGCCGCCCGTCCATGTAGCCCATCTCTATGATGTCGACCACGTTCGCCGGCAGCAGCAGGTACCAGTCGTTCGCGTCGGTGAAGAGCGAGCACATCTTGCCGTTAATCTTGCCTTTAAGCGCGTTCCTGGTCTTGGTTGTGAGGTCCGCCGCTCCGGTGTAGTAGAAATCGTCGTTGACGATCGACTCGCCGGTCGCCATGAGCCCGAC